GACGTATCGGTGGCTCCCGGGAACGCCCCGAAATCGACGGTGGTCGTGCCGCTGGCGCTCATCCCTTGGAGATCGTGATCGTCAGCGACGAGCAGGACACCACGGCCCCGGCGCTGATCGCGGTCGAGTTGATTACGACGTTGGCCGCAGATGTTCCGACGGTGCCGTCCATGACCACCGAGGTCCCGTCGGTCTTGAGCAGGCGCGCCCATGCGGCGGTGCCCGTGGCGTTGGCCGAGCTGTCGGAGGTGATGGCGTTGGCGGTGAGCACTCCCGCAACAGCCGCAGGGAAGGCGTCGGCCCCGAAGGTCAGCTCCGCGAGCAGGGTCTGGCCCGACAGGGCGGTGTCGGCGGTGGCCGGCTGGCTCCCGTCGTAGATCCGGATGAAGCCCGAATCCAGGGCCGTCCCGATGAAGTCGGCCTCGCCGTTGACCGTGAGGTTACTGAACTTCGGGTTGGTCGCCATCGGGCGTCTCCACGATGCGGGTGATCTCGCCCTTGTCGTTGCGCTCGATGTCCTTGGTCACCGGGCGCTGCTCCGGGACGTGGACGTCGACGAAGATCGGCGGCGGCTCCATGCTCGGCAGGACCACCTCCGGCGTCGTCACGTTGACCACCGGGATCTGCTCGGGCACGTTCACCGTGACATCCGGGGTCGTGACGTGAACGGGCTGGACGGTGACCTGCGTCTCGGGCGTCGTCACGTTGACGATCGTGGGCGGCACGTTCACTTCGGCTGCCGCCACGCTGACCGGGATCGTGGTCGGGGCCATCTCCACGTGGACATCGGGCGGGGTGACCGCGTTGTGGACGTGGATCTCGGACTTCGTGCCGAGGCTGTCGATCGCCTTCATCGCCAGCTCGAGCAGGCGATCCTCCCGTTCGTCGTGGGCCTTGTCACCGATGACCGGCGACCAGACGAGCGTCCCGTTCGGGTGGTCCTCGATCGACAGGGCTTCGTCCACGGAGAAGATCTCGCCCGCCCGGTTGGCGCACTGCTCGTCCCCGTCGCCGTCGTACGCCTGCAAGCGCTCGACCCCGAACGCCCGATAGCCGGTGACGGCGGAGCGGTTGTAGCTGAGCATCGTCTCGGTCCGGGCGATCGTCTCGGCCCGGAGGTCGTCGAAAGCGGGCACGCCGTTGTCGAGGAGCGCCCCTTTCAGCCCGCCGTAGCTCTCGGACGGGACGCCCTCGATCATCTGGTTGAGCGAGTAGCCCCTCCGGGTGCCTTCGGCGAGGATCTGCTGGACCGCGCCCCGGGTCGCCTCGTTGATGCCCGTGATCCGTTCCCCGCCGTAGGTGAACAGGTCGTCGATGACGCTGTTGAGCTCGAACTTGCCGACGATCCGCTTGAGGTTGTCGGCGACCGCCTGCAAGCCCGCCCGTCCGACGGACACGTAGATGCCGCGCATCGTCTCGCGCAGCGCCTCGTCCTCGGCTGCCTGGTCCCACCAGTCGCCGGGATCGGCCTTCATGCCCCGGCGGGCCTTCTGGCCCTTCGACGTGATCCGCTCGGCGATCCGCTCGCGCTGGGCGTCGAGGAACATCGACAGGCTGCTCTTGGCCGTGCCCACGGCGTTCCGGACCAAGGCATCGCGCTGGTCCTCGATGTGTGCCGCCTTGACGAGGTTCTGCTGGACCTGCGCCAGATCCCGCCGGTTGGTGTCGGTCGCCGCGACCGTCAGGCCCGTCGTTGCCTCGGCGCCCGGCAGGGCCGGTGGAGGAGCGGGTCGGCCGAGGAACTTGATGTGATCCAATCCCACCGCCTCGACGGCGCCCTTCTCGTCGAAGCCCGCGTCCCACAGCGCCTTCAACGCGCCGACCTTCTCGATCAGGGCGGGGGCCGTGTCGAGGTTCGGCTCGGCGACCTCGAAGTCGTAGGTCGTGCCCATGATCGCTTCGTACCGGGACAGCAGCCCGACCTGGACGATCTCCTCGAACAGCTCCACCCGCGCGTGGATCGTGTCCTGCTGGTAGGCGAGCCGCTCCTCCCTGCGAACCTCGCCCGAGGCGTTCATGCCTCCGGGGACGGGGATGCCGAGCATGTACGGGCTGATCGGGAACGCGGTCAGGATGTTGTCGCGGTTGAGCGTGGCCAGCTCGGGGATGCCGATGTCGGCAGGGGTCGAGGCGCCGGCGGAATACTCCATCGGCTCGGGGAACAGGAGCAGCCGTCGTGCCGCGTTGGGATCTGACGCGACGTTGCGCCATGCCCGCTGGGCATCCTGGAACTCGTCCTCGGTGAGACTTCGCTCTTTCGGAGAGAGCATCCCCGCCAACCGCCCGCCTGTCGTGAGGAGGTCGGTGACGTGGCGGGCCATGAGATCCGACAGCGGCAGCTCGGAGTACACCGCATCCACTACACCCACCCCGAACGGATCGCCGTCGTCGGGCGAGGTGGTGGCGAAGGTCAGGATCTCGTCGACCTCGAACGGGACCCCCCCTGACGGCTTGTCGCGGTCCATGACCCAGCCGATCAGGTTGCCCTGCCGGTCGTGGGACGGGAACATCCGGGCCGGGCTGATCCCGTAGATCGCGGTGGGAAGGCCGAGGGTCATGCCCTCCAGGTACCAGAACGCGGTCCCGGCCATGTCCAGCCGGATCTGCGTCTTGGCCCGGAGCTGGCGCCCGGTCTGGTTCGGATTCGGGCGTTCCATGAGCCGCAGGAACTGGCCGATCGGATCCAGACGCTCCCACGGGGTGAACAGGTCGGGCTCGATGACCGTCCGCTCGTTGTCGCCCTCGGTGTCCTCTGGGGCGACGGACACCTTGAGGACCGCGATGTCCTCGGCGATCTTGTGCTCGGCCTTGTAGAACCAGCCGACCTTGTACGCCCGCATCGCGGCTGCGGCACGTCGCTGGGGCGTGTCGAGCAGGCTGTTCAGCGGGATGCCCGTGGCCCATGGACCCAGCGCCGTGACCGCCTTGAGCGAGGCGGGGCGGATCGTCTGGAGGGCCTTCATCGGCTCGATGACCGTGGCCTGACCGGCCCACGGCGTGCCGTCCCATTCGCTCACCCGGATGTCGTCGGTCACGGTCGGTCCTTTGGAGACTGACCGCCGAGCGTCGCGGTCGGGGATTGGTAACGTAACCAGCGGTTACACTAGGGCGTAACCCGTAACCGAGGCGTAACCATGAGCAGGGATCGAGCGGCCTACATGCGCGAGTACCGGAAGCGCCGGAGGCGCGAGACGGTCATGAATACGACGATGCCCGCTCAGGCCGTTCGGGAACTGATCGACGCTCAGGACCGCATCCGCGATCTAGAGGCTGAGGTGGCGCGTCTGAAGCGCGAGCTGGCGCTGCGCCCTGCCGGACCGGCGTTCAACAGTCGCCCGTTCCGCCCCGTGCCCCAAGACGGGCCGCTAGGCCACCGCCCCGAACGACGACACCCGCCTGCGTCCCCGTGATCGGGCATAGAGGGCGAGACAGAACGCATCCGCGAGGTCGGGCGACGCCAATCCGCGGGCCTTCATCTCCTCCTTCGACTCGATCTGGACCTTGCCCGATGAGGTCATCCGGTAGGTCGCTGCGCTCAACTCTGAACGCAGTCGCTGGTAGTCCAGATCCGAGAGGCGCTGGAGGCTGAGCGGTTCGTCCGTGGTGTTCGTGGGATCGAACGCGCGTCGTGCGTCCCACCACACCTGCGCCCGGAGGTTGACGAGCAGATCCGGGTCGTGGTCGGGCGATTCGGCCACGTTCACCGCGAGGAGCTGGCCCGGCGGCTTCTGCTCGCGGATCCGGTCCACGACCCCACCGCCGACCCCGATGACATCGACCGCCAGTGAACCTCTCCGGGAGTTGAGGTAGCGCATCCCCATCCCGGCCACCTGCATCGTGTCCTGCCCGTGGACGATCTCGACCGACTCGGGGCCGTTGCCGGAGCCCTCCAGGAGCACCGAATCGTCCGTGCCGAAGCGGGCCACGTCCAAGCCCGCCCATTCCCGGGCGTCGGGGAGGTGCTGGCGGTTCCTCGCCTGCTCCAGCCATGCCAGCGGGATGACGCTGTTGGACGCGGTGTCGGGGAACTGCCCCAACACCTTGGCCTGCCACCACGGCGTTCCCTCGAGGCCCTCGGTCCGACGTTCTTCTAGCCAAAACGGGCTGACAAGCTCGGCCCGAGCTTTCTCCGGAACCGGTTCGCCTGTGAAATTCGGGGTGTCATAGACCGAGATCGGGATGACCGTCCACGTCGGCTTGCGGCAGGCATCGTAGAACGGTCCGGTCGGCTCGTACGGGTTCCCGATCGCCAGTCGGCGCGATGCTTCATTGACGACGAGCCCGTTCGTGGCCTCCCACAGTTGCGGCCCAACGCCGTTGGCCTCGTCGACGACCACGAGGACACGGGATCCGTGGATGCCCTGCAAACCCTCGGGATCGTTATCGTCCGGCTTTCGGCCAATCGCCCACGATCCCGACTCGTCGAAGTCCCACCGTAGGTCCGTTCCAGCCGATGGCTTACCGGGCAACTTGGAGGGGCGGTGAGCGGTGCGGAACTCCCGCCAGTAAATGTCCCTGAGTTGAGGGAACGAGTTGGAGGTAACGACGAGAACTCCGCCGGTCGCCACCCACCACAAGCCGATCCGGGCCGCGATCCAGTCCTTGCCAGAGCCGAAGCAGGACGGGACCGCCGTATTGGGATGGTCGCGAACGGATTCAGCGATGCGGGATTGAATGCTCCACGGCTCGCCACCGAGGATCGAGCGGATGAACTCGACCGGTTTATCCAGGTAGTGCGACCAGTCGGACCGCTCGGCGTACCTATCCCTCGCCTGCTCCCGAAGGCGTCTGGTGCGCTCCTCTTGCAGCCTCCTCAGCCTCTCGGATGGCGGCGTCGAGCTCGTCGTCGGTGAGGTCGCTGGTGATGTCACGCGACTCAGACCTCGTGGTTGCCTCGCCGACCTCGAGACGGTACTTGTCGATCAGGATGCCGACAGAGGTGGCATAGTTCTGAACAGCGCCAGCGGGCGCGATCGGGTAGCGGACCTCACGGATCTCTTTGGCCGAGTTCTTGAACTCGATGTGCTCGCCGTCCATCCGGTCGAGGAGATCATCGACCTTTTCCAAGAGCTTCAACCGGATCGCAGCCCGCAGTTGGTCAGCCCTCGCGGATGCGGCGATCGTGGCTTCTCTCGTTTTTACGGCTGCGTCCGTATGCGGCAGGCCCATCCGCCGAGCCCATGAGGCGATGGTTGGCTTGGGGACTCCTGTCCGCCGCCATGCCTCAGCGAGGCCAACTTCCTGATACAGCGCGAGCGCCGCGGTCTTCTCTGACTCGGAGTACTCGCGAGCCATTCAGCTACGCCTTGGCGCCACTCTTGGCCTTCGCCTTCGGGGCCGGCTGGACGATCTCGGCCTCGCGGAGCTCGTCCAGCGCCGCCGCGGTCTCGTCGGCCTTGGCGCTCATCGTCTTGCACCTGGAGCAGACCGAGCCCTCGGGCTCCGTGGTCCAAGACGAGTTGTACGGGATCGCCTCACCGCAGGCGGTCCGCTGGCCGTCTCCGATGATGTGCTCGGCCTTGTCGTCGGGCAGGTGGACGTACTGGGTACGGTACGACATGGGAACCTCCAAGGGGGTGCCGTCGCTGAACCATCGGGGTTGGGTCCCGGCCCTGATGCAGGCAGCCGGGAGGAGCGAGGCGTCATGAGTCTACGTTGGAACGACCTCTGAGGGAAGGCCAAGCGCGATCCGATGGTCCTCGCACAGGTAGATGCGGGTTCCCTCGTCCCAATCGAAGCGTTTGGCGTCGATGCGCTCGCAGCCTCGGGCGGCGCACGGCGACCATTGGAGGCCCATCCTGAGTTCAGCCTCGGTCGGGAAATGGCCCGGTCCGGACGGGAGATCAGACGCGGCGGACAAATCCACCTCCGCGGTCACGTCCTCACCGTTGATGGAGACCCGCAAGCTCATGCCGCCACCGTACCACCGGGCACGTCCACCCGAACGTCCGTCAACCTTCGGAGGAACGCGCACAGGGCATCGAACACCACGAGCTTGGCATCGAGCGGGTGACAGCCCTCGGAGGTGGCGGCCTCGACCGGATCCATGCCGAACGCGACGTGCTGGACGATGGCGGCGCGTCTCCGGGTGGCTTCCTCGCGGGCCTTCTCCATATCGGCCATCGTGGCTCGGAAGGGGGTCAGGTAGAACGCCTCGACGTGGTTGCCGAGTGCCGGGCAGCCCGGATCATGGATCGCCAGTTGAATGCCGCGCACGTCCCGCACCGGCTTGCCGCATGAGCACTCCACCGACTTGCCCGCGTCCGTCCAGCTCGGGTTGCCGAAGATGTACGCCTCGGCCTTGGCCGTCATGGCGGGGGTGCCATCGGCGGCCAGGCCCGACTCGTGGAGCTTGGTCGGCACCTCGTCACGGTAGGCGCGCCGGACCAGCTCGCAGGCGTGGCGGAGGTCGCGCGGTCCGCGTTTGCTGGCGTCCCATGAGAAGCGGAGGCTCGCGGCGTTGCGGTCGGCGTACGTCCGGCCTCGGTTGGCGAGGGCTTCGGCATTGGCCTGAGCATCGGACTTCCAGCGGTCGGCGCGGCTCATGTTCGCAATCCGACGACAAGGGCGACCATGACGAGAGCAAGGAATACGGACCACAGCGCGTTCGTCTGACCGATGACGCACGGGTGGTCGAAGCTGCCTCGGATGCACGCCGAGTAGCCGCACGCACACATCAGGCCAAAGCAGCCGCCGTCACACGGCTCGACGTGCATCATCGTGGACGGAACCCCACGGGGCGAGGATCACGGACGAGCAGCGGCGCACCGTTCTTGTCCACGAGCAACACTTGGCGATCCTCTTTACGGTCAGGTGCCTGCGGTGTAGGCGGCGTCGGCGAGCGATACCATGGGCGGTCGTTCACGCCATCGGTCAGTCCGTTGTCGCTCACCGTCGTCCCTCATCGTCGCGCTTCTGATCCCGTCGGCCGAGCATGTAGAACGCACCCGCCAGGGCACGGCCCGGAGCGAGCTTGGCGAACGCATGGAGGCGATGCTTCCAGAGCGTGCTGTTGCCGATGTGCAGGGCGTGGGTGATCTGGGCGCGGGTCTGGCCCTGCTCTGAGCGGTGCATGACGTCGGCCTCGGTGGGGGTCAAGGCTTGGCCTTCGATGTCACGGGCCTGCTCGAGATCGTCCATGGCGTCACGCTGGGAATGCCTTGGAGTAGGCATCGCCGAAGGCGCGGATGGCCTCGGCGGCACGATCCACGGCGGGGCGCAACACCTCTCCGAGTTCGCGGCTGAACCCCTCAATGCTGAGGCTCATCGCCTCCATGTGGAGCGCCAGATCCCACGGGTGCTCGGTACGGACGTGCCAGTCCATGAAGGCGGACCAGAACCCGGCATCCGCGCTCACCGCTGCGACGTCCCGATGATCCAAGCCAACGCAAACATCACGAGGGCGAGCCCTCCGAGGATGAGGTTGTGGGTACGGGAGAGGCCCGGAGGACGGGTCACGAGTGGATTTCCTGCATTCCTGCCTCGAACGGGTGGAGGGCGATGACCGTCTCGACCGTCGCATGTTCCTCGCACAGCGCGTCCACCCGATAGCCATCTGGCCAGCAGGCTCGGGAGTCCTCCCAGTTCGGGCATTCGGGCACGTCGCACCGTCCCCGCTGTCGGAGCGTCCCGAGGTCGAGCCTTTCGAGCCGAACCTTGCCGAGTTCGTACCGCCAATGGCAACGCTCGGCCTCCTCCTTGGTCGCGTGTGAATGAGGTGGCCCCATCGGCTTGGGGTTCGGACCGAGCGCGTCCTCGATGGTCACCGGCTCGCCTTCGGGCCATGTCACGCAGCCGCCAGCCGTCCTGATGCGGCCGTCGTTCATGCTGGTCCATGCCCAGCCGCCGTCCGTGTTCTGGCGTGCTTGGTCGTAGTTCACGGCCGCTCACCCACGAGGAACGCCCCGGCAAAGCAGGCCATCACGGTCGCCAGCCTGAGAAGAACGCCCACAGACCGGCAAGGATGCCGATGGCCCATGCGAACTGCTCAAGGAACCCGCCCACGGCCTCGGCCGGTGGCACGTTGACCGCCTTGAGGAGGCGGGCCACGAGGATGCAGACGAGGCCGATGACGACGGCGATGATGACCGCGAGGACGATGCGCTCGAGCATGGGTCAGCCTCCGACTTGCTTCTCACCGCCGGGCACCTGGATGACGGGCGGTGACGGTTGGATGCGCAGGAACAACGCGATAGCCGAGAGTCCGACCGCCGAGGCCCCGAGGACGACCTTGACGATGGGCGGCAGAACGACGTCGGGCTGGGTCAGGAGATACGACACGACCGCCTGAGCGACGAGGACGCCGCCGGCGACCGCCTGACTACGGGTCATGCGAACGTCCTCCCGAGCAGGAACGCGGCCACCCAGCCGAACACGAACACCGCGATGACGAGGGCCGTCGTGACGAACCCGCCGTACTGCATCCACCACAGGCGGCGGCCGATCCGGCGGAGGGTCGGCGACACCTTGTCGACGGCTCGCAGGGTCACGGTCATGTCCTCGATCTTGGCCATTCAGATGCCTCCTACCGCTGCCAGCGCAGCGTCTCGGGTCCGTTCGTGCTCGGCCGCCCGAGCGTCCGCGACGGCCTGCGTGCAGTCGGGTGTCGGGGCGGGCGTGAACTTGATGCCCGGAGCGCCGGCGTAGACGAGGTGGGCCTGATCCCCGTTGACATCTACGAGGTAGCCGCCGGTCCCGCTGACGGTCTGGATGACGTAGGCCGCGCGGGTGGCGTCGGCTTGGGTCAGGTACTCCGACGAGTCGCGAACGTTGAGCGCCTTGGTGCCCTTCGGGATCCAGAGCGTTCCGATGACCGGGGTAGCGGGGAGGGTCAGCGCGAGGCCGGGCATGGTCGCCTCCCCGTGGCCGCCGAGCTCCGACCAGTGGATGAGCTTGCCCGGACACGGCTTGTAGTCCTGGTAATCCCGGTGCCCGAGCAGCCCCATCCGGGGGTAGCGCGAGCGGACGTCGTTGACCAGCGTTCGCAGGGAGCCGTGCTGCGCGGCGTTCGGTCCGGTCGCAGCGAAGCCCTCGATCTCGCACGAGATGACGGCGCTGTTGGGGTCGTGGTCCCATGCGCCCATGACGGCCTTGCGGACGGTCGCCCCGTAGACCGCCGGATCGTCGGTCGTCCGGAGGTCGTTGGGGTTGATCGATCCGGTCGCCTCGGTCTCGCGGACCATCTGGACGATCCGCCCGGTGTACTCGATGACGTAGTGGACGGACACACCGCGCGGGTTCGGCTTCGCCAGGAACGCGACCGTCCCGCCGCCCTCGGCCATGTGGACGACGAACGCCATGACCGGACCCTTGCGCGTCCCGTACTGCGCGGCCGCAGCGATGAACGGGTAGGCACTCACGCCACCCTCTCGGGCGAGCCGAATGCACGTTGGGCACAGAGATGGGACGTGCGGCTGGTAGTCGCCCAAGTCGTCACGCCGCTCGCCTTCCGAGTCCGAGCCGAAGATCCTGCGGATGGATCGGGCCGGCGATGTGCTGCCACCGCTTACCGCGGACGATGCTTGAGATCGCTCCTTCGCTGACGTTGTAACGATTGGCGAACGCTCGGATCTCGCCCCACTTCGGCCGGAACGTTGCCTTGATCTCGGCGACCTGTTCGTCGGTGAGCTTGGCGATCCCGTTGGCCTGCCCACGATGCATGCGACCCTTGGCCGCGCTGTCTTGGACGTTTTCCGCATGCGTCCCCAGGAACAGGTGGTCGGGTCGGACGCATGGCGGGTTGTCGCACCGGTGGCAGACCTCGAGGCCCGTCGGGATCGGCCCATAGGCCACTTCCCACGCAACGCGGTGCGTTCGGTAGTCCTTTGAGAGCCCAGTGGTGATGTCCTTGACGCGGAAGTGGCCGTAACCGAAGGCCTGCAGCGCGCCGGTCCAGATCCAACAATCGCCGGATCGGTCAACGCGTGACCAGAGCCGTTCGGCGAGGGTGGGTTGGGGACGCGGCCGCCGGGGCGCGACCTCATCCAGTGGGACGCCGCTTCTGCACGCCCGGATGTAGCACGCATTACACAGTCCACGGCCGCGCTCAGCTCGGTCGGGATGGCACTCGGCAATTGGTCGGGTCGTGGAACCAGCGGTCCAAGTCATGCCGCGCTCAGTTGGGAACGCCGCTTGGACGTAGAGCCAGCACACGACTCGTCGCCGACGTCCACTGACGGCGTTCCCATGCTTGGAACCTCTAGCCATCCCAGCCGCGTCCAGAGCTCGGGCATCGACCCCACGTCGGCCCGCTCCATGGCGTTGCGGCGGTGCTTGCTCACCGTCTCCCGTCCGATGTGCATCTCGGCCATGACTTCCAGCCACGTCCGGCCGAGGGCGAACAGGCGGGCGACCTCGTACTCACGGGGGCTGAGGGTTAGATTCATCGTGATCGGGCCGTCTGCGACGTGCTAGCCAACGTCGACAGTGGCAACCGCGAACGACCGCGCTGAGAGATGCGCTGACGCGAGAGGGTGGGCAATCCCTCCGGCCCGTCCTTCCTCATCATGGTGCCATCTCGGCAGCCGCCGCTCGGAGGAGGATGCGCGACCAGTAGTCCGCCCCGGCGGCCTCGTAGATGTGGCCGTGCCTCCGGAGGTCGTGGCCCATCGTCCGCAGCCGGTCGGCGTCCGCGAGGTACTGCCGCCGGGCGTTGCCCCGGCTCTCCAATGAGCGGAGGAGGTGGGCGACGTCGTGGTCCTGCATCACGGTCACGTCGTCACTTCGTCAGCAGGTTGATGACGCCGATGACCGCCCCGAGGATTACCGATCCCAGCGTCACCGAGCCGACGATCGCCGCGACGACGATGCCCTGACCGCGGGCCTGTCCCGACCGCCGCTCCGCCGTACCGAGGTCGGTCTTTTGCAGGTCCGTGATGAGGCCCTTGATGTCGGTGATCTGCGTTCCGAGATCCTTCCAATGGGCGTCGAACACCGCGATCGTCAGGAAGCTCGATGCCTGGACCCGGAGCTGATCGCGGAATTCGTTCATCCCCTCCAGCCGTTTGTCGATCGCGGCCTCGGCCTTGTCCCGAGCCGTGGATTCGGCGCGGTGGACGGACTCGTGAGAGCGCGCCACCTGCTCGGCCAAGAGACGGGCGGCGGCTCGCCCCTCCGATCGCAGCTCCCGTTCGTAGGACAGCGACTGCTCCCGCAACGCGCGCTCCGAGGCCAGCCGTTCCGCGAGCAGGGCGGGGGTCAACGTCGCGGGCGCCGGGCCCGTGATGGGGTCGAGTTCGCTCATCCATCGCTCACTGCCGTCGGCGCCATGCTTCGATCAGGCGGTCCTTGATACGCCGAGTCGATTCATATTTGACGGCGAGCGCCTCGATCTCTCGGCCCTTCCGCTCGCGCTCATCGTCAGGCGCGGGCGGCCTTCGCAGGATCACGTCCCGGATCCGGTCGAGTCGCATGGACACGGCGTCCATTCAGCGGTCCCCGACGCGGCGGCGCTCGGCATCGTGGACATCCCGCTCGCGCCAGGCATCGGCCAGTTCGCCCATGCCGTCGATGGCTTTCTCGGCGAGGGCCTGTGCGATGTCACGCTGGCGGCGATCACGTTCGTCGGCCTCGAGATGCGAGCGCCAGAGCACGACGATGACCCGGGCCAGCCCGACGATCCCGAACAGCGCTCCGATGGTCAGTCCGAGCGGGCCGAGCAACGTCTCCGGGAAGCCGGCGGGCATCCATCAGGCTCGGCATCGGTGGAACCGGGGTTGCGTCGCGAGCCCTGAACGGGCGACGGGCATGAACGGAACTGCCGTCAACAGCGACACGGGAATCATTAGCGCATGTCCTGCGGCAGTTAGCTACGACAAATGCCCCCTATGCCGCCTCGGAAATGTGCAACTCGTGCGGGTCGATCAGTCCGCGCTGTACCGCCAGAGCGAACGTCTGGGCGCTATTGGTTCCGCCGATGATGGCGTGGAGGGCCGACAAAGCCGACCGAATGTACCGCTCGCTGACGCTCAACCTGATCGCCGCCGCCTTCGATCCCCCGCACTCAACATAGGCGACCAGGATCTCGAGCTGGCGCTCCGTCGGCTCGCTCATCGCTGCGGGCTCACCCGTGCGGCTCCTCGGGATCAGCCTTGGAGGAGAGGGCGGTATTGATGTGGGCTTCGATCATGAAACTGGCTTGGCAGAGTTCGTGCGAACACGTCAGCGGGCTTTCCTTGTGGCCCTGTCGCCCGTGCTGGTATCCGATTGTGAAGATGATCGACTTCTTGACATCATCGAGGGCGGCACGCAGTCGGTCCACGGCCAGTGGGTCGCTCGGGGTGAGGGCGGCTTCATCCGAGCGTTCCATGAGCGAGGCGCGGACGTTCACGGCGATGCCTAGATGGCGCGAACAGTACGGCGGCTGAAACGAGACGAGCGTCGGCCACTGGCCGTGGTCGTACCCGATGACCTGAGCGTCCATGCACAGCGCAGACGCAAGTTCGGCGAGTTGGTCATCAACCGGCTCCGCTGTCACAGTCCGGGGTGTGGCGTCGAACGGTACGGGCAGGCCGCGCTGCTCCGCTTCGAGTTGGTCAGTCGATGTAAGCGGGCGGGGTGCGGTGTCAGACATCGGCCAGAGCCTCGCGGACCGGGGCGAATGCCTCGTCCACAGCCGCGGCGATGTCGGCCTTGGTCGTCATCAGGCGCATCGTGTAGCCGCAGCACTTCGGCCAACCTGTCCGTAGGCACACGGAGAAGTTGACGCGCTGTTCGCGGCTGCACTTGTCGCAT